TCCGACCAGATGCGCATCCAGCCAGTGCTGGACTCCGCATTCGCGAACGGCTCCATAGCGTGGGGCGATTCGGCGCTCATGCGCTGGTCGGTCAACAACGCGAAGCTGGTTCCAGCGCCGAACGAGAACTGGAAGTACGGCAAGCAGGCGCCGCACTCGCGCAAGACGGACGTTTTCATGGCGATGGTCGCGGCCTTCTCGGTGGTCGACAGGCTCCCGAAGGACGAGTCTCTCATATTCGCGGCACCCATGTTCTTCTAGCGCTCGCATTGCACGCATCACGACGGCCCCGAAAGGGGCCTTTTTCATATCGGCAGTCCGTGCGCCTGAAAGCACGGCAACGACCATGAAGGGAGGCACCACGTGGCAGTCATTCGCCAGCGCATCGTGGATTGGCTTGGCAAGGTCATCTCCGACACGAACCCAACGCCAGCCGAGACGCAGGTAATCGACGACCTCGCCGCCTGCCAGTGGATGGAGGTCGCTCGCGCCGTGATGGTCAGTTACGTCGTAGCCGCCATCCAGCGCTCCGAGATCGTGTTCCGCACCGAGGGCAAGCGCAGCTACGGCCGCGACGCATGGCTCTGGAACGTGAGCCCGAACCCAAACCAGTCCCGCGCCGAGTTCATCTCGTGCCTTCTGACGCGACTGCTTCGCGAGACCGGAGACGCGCTCGTTGTTCCCGTCCGCCGCCGTGGTCAGACCTTCCTGTACCTAGCGGACGGATTCACGCCGGAGCCGCATCCAGGCGGCAAGGACGTCTTTGCGAACATCGTCATCGAGGGCTCGACCGAGGTCGTGAGACGCAGCCTTTCGGCAGACGACGTCTACTACTTCCGAATCGACTCCGACTCGAGCTGGATGCAGCTCATGCGCAACATGGACGCGCTCTACGACCAGCTGGGCGCATCGGTTGCGCAGGCTCTGGTCGACTCGAACGGCCGCAAGTTCGTTCTCCATCTCGAACAGGACATCAACGGCACCGAGCAGCAGCGCAAGGCCATCGAGGACTACATCAAGGGCAACCTCAAGAGCTTCATCCGTTCGAGCAACGTCGTGCTCCCAATGTATCGCGGCATGACGATCGAGCGCATGGGTTCGGGACCGACTGGTGCCATCTCGAGCGTCAACGCAGCCACCCAGCAGACCACGGCCATCCGCAAGGACATGTTTGACACGGCGGCTGCGTGCTGCAGGATCCCGGCGGCGTTCCTCGAGGGAAACACGAACAACTTCGAGCAGCTGCTCGAGTCGTTCCTCACCTTCGCCGTCGACCCCATCGCCAAGGGCGTCATCGCGGAGGAGATCACGCGAAAGACCTTCACGCAAGAGCAATGGTCGGCCGCGAGCGGCGAGACGGGAGTGACCGTCGACACCACGCACGTGCGTCACATCGACCTGTTTAGCGCGGCAGACAAGGTTGCCAAGCTCATCGGCAGCTCCGTCGACAGCCCCAACGAGATTCGCAAATTCACGGGCCAGGAGCCAATCAATGCGCCCTGGGCCGATGAATACCAGATGACCAAGAACAACGAGGCAGCGGGCGGAGGTGAAAACAATGCCAATCAGACCAGTGCCAATGCAGCTCCTAGTCTCTAGCGACCAGTTCAGCGCGGACCTGCTCATCATGGGCGACATTCGTCGCGGCAGCATCTGGGACTCGTTCGACGAGACCGGCGCATCCACCGAGCGCAAGACCGAGTCCCTCGACGTGGCCAAGGCGCTCGCCGACATGCCGAAGAGCGTGCAGCGCATCAACGTGCATATCAACTCCTACGGCGGCGAGGTGGCCGAGGGTCTCGCAATCTACAACGCGCTCAAGTCTCATCCCGCGCGAGTTACGACCTTCTGCGAGGGCTTCGCGTGCTCCATCGCGTCGGTGGTCTTCATGGCTGGCGACGAGCGGATCATGCGCGACAGTTCCATGCTCATGATCCACAACCCGTCGAACTACGCAGCCGGCACCGCCGAGGACCTGCGCAAGGCGGCTGATGACCTCGACGCTATTCGCGAGACCTCCATCGCGGCCTACATGAGCCACGCGACCTGCAGCCGCGAGGAGCTCATCGCCCTCATGGACGCAGAGACGTGGCTCACGCCCGAGCGTTCCGTCGAGCTCGGTCTCGCGACCGCAGCCGAGAGCGACGAAGACGAGAGCGAGCCGACCCAGAGCGCGCGCCGTCACGTCATGCACGCCCTCATGGGTGCCAAGCCCGTGACCGTCGACGTGGTCGCGCCGACCATCGACACCGAGGAGGTCGCACGTCGCATCGCGGAGCAGCTCGTGGCGCTCGCGCCATCGGTGACCGCCACGCAGGAATTCGTCGAGCTTAAGTCCTATGAGCCTGATCCGGACGAACCCGAGCAGGACGAGCCGGAGCCGGAGCCTGAACCGCAGGAGACCGCTGCTCAGCGCTTCGCGCGCATCTTCCAGCAGCTTTCCGAGTAAGCAATCGCAACAACCGAAAAGGAGGGCCATCATGCCCATCAATCTCAAGGGTCAGGCTTCCAACGCCGCCCATCAGCTCGCAGTTGCCTTCAACGAGGGTTCCACCGAGGCCATCGAGCAGGCATTCCAGGCTTTCGGCAACGAGGTTGCCGAGCAGCTCGCCGACGAGTTCACCTCTGCGCAGGGTGACCGCACCATCCTCGCGCAGCGTGGCTTCCGTCAGCTGACTACCGCCGAGATGGCCTACTTCACCGCCATCGGCGATGCCCTCGCAAGCCCCAACCCCCAGCAGGCTTTCGCCGTCTTCGATGCCACTCAGGCCAACGGCATGCCCGCCAAGATGATGCCCGAGACCGAGATCAACGAGATCCTCAAGGACCTCACCGAGCGTCACGAGCTGCTCTCCATCCTCAACATGACCCCGACCGGCTATCAGACCACGTGGCTGCGTAACAAGCACTCCCGCCAGTTCGCCGTCTGGGGTGCCGTCTCCTCTGCGATCTCTCAGGAGATCACCTCCGCATGGGAGACCGTGACCATCACGCAGAACAAGCTCTCCTGCTACGCAGCCGTCTCCCGCGACATGCTCGCCCTCGGCCCGACCTGGCTCGAGGCGTATGTGCGCACCACCATGGGCGAGGCCATGGCATGCGGCATGGAGAAGGGCGCCATCACCGGCAAGGGCATCGGTGGTGAGCCCATCGGTCTCGACCGCAACATCGCGGGCTCCATCGACCAGAGCACCGGCTACCCGAAGAAGACCGCCGTGGCTGTCACCGACTTCACGCCGGCTTCCTACGGCGCACTGGTCGCAGCTCTCGCCAAGACCGACGACGGCAAGGTCAAGCAGTCCATCGCTGGCCTTACCCTGGTCTGCAACCTCAACGACTACCTGACCAAGATCATGCCCGCCACCACGGCGCTCAACAACGCTGGCCAGTATGTCAACAACCTGTTCCCTGTCGCAACTCGCGTGATTACCTCCGAGTTCGTCGCGGACAACGAGGCCATCCTGTTCCTGCCCGCCGAGTACGAGTACCTCGTGGGCGGCGTGCGCGGCGTCGAGTACTCCGACGAGTTCCAGTTCCTGAACGACATGCGCTACTTCAAGATGGTCTCCTACGCCCACGGCATGCCGCGCTGGAACACCACCGCAGCCCGTCTCGACATCACCAACCTCGACCCGGCCTACATCACGGTCAAGGTCGCTGAGGTCGCTGGCACCGTCAAGACCAAGGAACAGTCCTAGTAGCTAGGAGGTGAGCGCCCATGGCAGTGAGCGATTCGGTCATGAGCGCGATGCGCTCTAAGCTCAACGTTACGTGGGACTCCGACGTGACCGACGAGCGGCTCGAGCTGGTAGTGGAAATGGTCACGCCAGCCCTTGCCGCGCGCCTCGGCTACGACTCGACCCACGAGTTCACGAGCGCTGACGGCGAGGCGTGGACTTTGTTCCTCAACGCCTGCCTGTACGAGTTCTCCGATGCGCTGGACGACTTCTGGACCAACTACGGCGCGGCAATTCGCGCGTGCCGTCTGCTCAACGTGGGCGGCAGTTGGGACGGTGAGTCCGATGCTCAAGGCTAAGCGCGAGGTTGGCCGTCTCCATGAGGGCGTGCTCACGCTCTACGCGGAGACCGACGCGCGCAAGGAGCGCGGCATCGACTGGTCGACCACCGCAGGTCTCAGGGAGCTCTACGAGCTTCCCTTCCGCTCGATGCAGCTTCGTGCGAAGGATGCCGACATTCTGGGCGATGACGCGAGCAGGATTAGCCGAAAGGTTGCCTGTCGCGTCTCACCCAGTGTCGACACCGAGAAGCTCGCCCACATCGACGGCAGGCTCTACGAGGTCACGCGAACGGATGCCGACGCGCGCTGGCACTACCTCTTCCTCTCCGAGCTCGCGTGCGATGGCGTTGCCACGCTCGTGGCCACGACCACGACCTACGAGAGGGGAGAGCCGACGAGCACCGAGACGACCACGCCCGTCTACGCCAGGATTGGCTCGGCGGGCGAGACCGACTCGGACAAGGGTGGCTTCGACTCCATCTGGCCGACCCTCGCGCTCACGATCCGCGCGTGCGACTACGACCGCGAGACCGTTGTCCGCTTCGCGGGCAAGGAGTACCGCATCCGCAAGGTCACGGGTGACGGCGAGTGGCTGAAGCTCACGTGCGAGGGTGGTGTTCCGTATGGTCAACGCTAACTGCACGTTTGAGGGCTTCGGCGAGGTTCTCGAGACGATGGTCGAGTCCCATGTGCGCGAGCAGTGCAGCACGAACGAGGCGCTCGTCAAGGCAGCTGCCCGCAAGACCGTGGACGAGCTTAGGAACGGCGCGCTAACCCCTGCCAACACTGG